ATAGCCAACCCTTCTTATCACAGTATTGTGCATAGGTTGTTTTACTACCCTTGTATAACTTTGCATTAGGATTTTGGAATACAAAACGAATATCTATACCAGGATATTGTTCAAATATAAGGTCAAACTTAGACCTATCAACCTTTACCCATCTACCCTTTGTTTCAATATACATTTTTTCACCAGATGTTTTTGTTAGAACAAAATCTGGCGTATAATTGTGTTTGGTTTCAGGTTGTATGTAGGATATTTTTTCGGTTTCATAACCAAATGATTTATTGGCTTCTTTTAGAAGATTATTCATATCATCTTCTAACCCACTACGAAAACCATGCTTTATTGCAACTTGATTTCTTTTCATTACATATCAAACCTTACAATGACATTCATATCAACATCGTCTCTTTTTTCCAAAGGATTTGCCAATTTAGCAACTGCCAATAACTCTCTGTCATCATTGTATAATCCAATAGTAGTCATATATGGATTGAAATAAGAACTTGTAACATAATCTTCCAACATAAAACTACCTTTATCTTTATCCTTTAATACGGAAGGATTTTGTGTAAAATTAAATTCATTTTTACGAATTTTACAAATAATTTCATGTTCGTGAATAGTCGTTGTTCCCCTAAACTTTCCATAGAATCCATCTGTTAATTCATTATAGTCAAAACTTCCTGTTCTACCCAATAATGAATTTTCATACTTTGGTCTTGGATCAGAAACTACAACCATGCCTGTTTTATAGAAAACATTTCCAACTCTTGAAGTCTGATATGCATATCCATTTTGTAAACTATTATTTCTCAAATAAGATATTTCACTTGAAGTCAATCCCTTATTGTATATTCTAATTTCATCTAATGAACCAGAGAAACATTTAGTATTAGTTCCATCATCTGCAATGAAAAATTTATTATCATTCATTACATTTTGAACTATTAGTTTATTTGTAGATGAATTAAGAGTACCATCTACCCAAATTTGATAAACACTTCCTGTTTTTTGACAAACAATATGATGCCATGATTCAGTTGTTAATTGACTCGATGTTACTTCAGCAACTTCAAGTTCAGAACTTTGTTTAAACATTATAGTATTTGGGTTTGCTGATGTTTGATTTGTTACACAAATGTCAAACGGATATTGTTCTTGTCTTCTTATCGCATCTACTATATTTCCCAATTCTAATGAATCTTCCGTTTTATAGTATACATCTTGAATAGTTTTTTTAGAGAATAAACTATTGTTGGATGAAGATACAAATGATTGTGATGTTGGTAAATTTATCCAAAAACTAAATGCAAAATTTTTCGATTTATTAAAATTAAACAACTCACTATTTCTAACAGATAAGTAAGAACCATCAAAACCTGCACAAACACCAGATGATTGACTTGTATCGGTAGTTGGTATTCCAGGATAGTAAGTTATCTTCTTGTGATTCTTTATATCAACTAAATTCTTATATGCAGATGTGTCTAACACATAGTTTAATTTTTTATTTCTATAATTGTATTCTCTATACTTTTCGTTAAATCCCAAATACATCATTAAGTAACCATCACCAACAAATTTAGTTTCATCGAATGAGGTATCTATCAAATTACCATAACCATCATCTTTCATGGTGTAATTGTAAGATGCAGTTGGACTAACATTGTTTATTTCAAATGTTTTTTTACGAATACCCTCACCAAATAAATTCATTGGTATAACAAACATAGAACTTGATTGCCAAAGATATGTTACATTACTATCATCGGTAATAGTTCCTGGTATTTTTTCTTTGTTGTATTCTGTGTAATAATTATGGTCTAAATAGTACCACAAGAGTTTTGGATCCAAACTTTGTGTTGTAAATACTCTTTCATATAAAGATGAAGATAGATTAGCAACATTTCCTATGTACTTATGATTTTCTGCATACAATGCACGGTAAGTATTCAATCCATAATTTTTGTAAAAAAAGTAAACAGAAGAATCGGTTGTAAATTCCCAAAGTTTATTTGCCTCAAATGATTTAACTGTATATTCACCAGCCTTTAATCGTTTCCATGCAAGACTTATATTATTTCTGAATTGGAATGACATTTTAATTTAACCTCACTCTAACTTGAAAGATTACTTCATCGCCTGATGTTTTTAGTATAGGATTTTTTAATTTACCAACCGCAATAAGTTGTCTCTTTTTGTTGTATAACCCTATGGTCGTTATGTATGACTTTGGATTATCTACCATAGAAATATACTTTAACTTTCCGTAACTTCCAGATGTATATGTTATATTTGAACTATAATTGAAATTATTGGGTGAAACTCTACAAAAATATGTTTCATAAACTTTTCGTTCAGTTGATCTACCAAACCAAGATCCAGTAGATGTTCTTAACGAATGTGTTGCATAAGTTAATGGGGAACATGAAGAACTTATTGATAAAAATAAACGATAAGCATTGTAACTTTCAGTCGGAGCAGTTGATGTTTGTAATGAACAAGATTGATCCATAACAGCACCATCTAAAACAACAAGGCCTTTTTTTGGAAAAATTACTCCCCAAGCATCATCAGTATATTCACCATAAATTCCGTCTTGTAAAGATCCAGAAACCAAGTAATAGTAATCTTTTAGTTCTTCTGTTTGTTTTACACTTTCATTTATATCTTGACTTTCATCTATAAGTGTGTAATACTTTCCAAAATTTTGTATTTGTTCCGGTGTTAGTATAGTTCCACTTGATGTTAGAAAACTTGAATAAGGTGCAAGAGTCATTTGGAAGTTACCAGCATCTATTGCATCCTTGAATATATCTCTATCAAACTGTATAGTGTAGAAATAATCACCGTTTTTATCATTTTTAAATTTGAATTTTCCATCTGTTGTATCGAAACATTCAAGCATATATTTTCTATACATAGATTTTGCAGGAAGAAATTGTGTTTTTCCTTCAATATATGATGAACCAGAACCACTTATATGTGCATAAGCTATATCAAATTGACGATATGAATTGTGAGAATCCTCTTCTTTATCGAAAACCGGTAGGTAATAACTTTTATGTTGTATTTCTACTGAACCAGTGTGAAATGTTTTTAACTTTTCGCTCGTGTTACAACTAAACAACCCATTGGTTATATGTTTACGGTATGGACCAATGTAATCTGTTTCTGTTTGTATTTTTTTGTAAATAAAACTTGGTAAATCTTCTAAACTCCAACCATCATTTATGAAAGTTATCAATGGTCTTGGGGATTTTGGAGTAGTTTCGTTTACTATTATTATTTTATCAGTTGGCGGAAATTGTTCATCTATTTGAAACTGCACATATTGTTTTAGCAATTCCAATACAAACTTATTTATTTGTAAAGATCCTATCATTTAAAACCAACCTTAAATGTTATTAACAAAATTTTTATCAAAAAAACTATCTGGAACATCCTTCAAAGTTCTTCTGATTTCAGCAACAATGTCCGTATTAGTTTTATCGAGTGATATTAACGCATCATCTAATGCCTTTAACAACAATTCACCATCTATTTCACTTGCAACACGAAATTTATTATCCCGTATTGTGTCTAAGAATATCTGTGCAGAATTTGTCACTACTATCGAAAATATTGCATTCGTAACATTTGGATCTGGATCATTTATTAGAAAAAAATCTTCTTCTGTCAATGTTCCAGGATCTAATGTTTGTTGTAAATATGCCGGAAATGTTGGAACTCTTGATACTACTTTTGTTGCTAGTGTTGATATTATCTGTTCTCTTGTATACATATTACCAACTCAATCTTATTTTGATTAGAACATCATTTTGTGGTGATTTCTGTATTGGTTTACTTAACTTAGCAACAGCAAGTAATTCTTTTTTCTCGTTATACAAACCAACACTTGTTATGTAAGTAATTGGATTTTGTATAAAACACTCATATTTGAGATAACCCTTTTTGTCTCCACTATCAATAACAAAAGTTGGATTTGTTGTATAGTTTGCCTCGGTAGTCGGAACACGAACAAAGTAATGATTTGTTGTTTTTCTTCTAACATTTCTGGCTTTCATAGGATAACCAAGAGCAGCCGCACCACTTATAGATGTATGTAACTTCCAAGCATTATCACCAGCAATATTACTGCCACTAACACTATTGAAATTCAAATAATCATTCAATCGTGCACCATTCAGAACAATAACGCCTAAGTTTGGATATACTTTACCATAAACTTCATATTGAGATCCTGTTTGAGCAGGATATATTCCTTCCGAAAGACTACCACTTACTATCTCATAATAACTATATGGATCCTCAACACAGAACGATGTTTGGTTAGCATCGCCTGAATTATCTATCAATGAAAGTATTTTAGCACTTGCACCCGCAACTTTTACATTACTACCAGTATGAACATTATTTGCATAGTGACTACCACTTAATTGAGCAAGATTTATTTGGAAATTACCTAAATCAAGTTTATCGCTCAATCCATCTCTATAAAAGTTTATTACATAAATATCCTTTGGATTCCACAAAGAAGATGTTTCTTGTGCCTCTTGTATCAAAGGAACATTATAGAATGTAAAATACTTATCAGGCGCTTCAAGTGCCAACAATCTATATTGTGAATATATTGCCCTTGCAGGACTATCAGCTGCATCATATCCAGATGCAAGTGAACCAGAACCTTCTTGATGTCCATAAGCAACTGCATAGTATGATTTTTTACCACAACCTTCACAATCTGTTATATCATAATAATATGATTTAGATGCAGTTGGTTGAGTTGAACTTGTCAAATAACAATCTAATGATTGTGATGTATTGAATAAACCACGAATCAAATCTGTTTTTACACCAGTTAATACATCTGCACCAAAAAGGAATGGGTGGTGTATTCTCACTGGTCTGTTTTCACAATCTTCCTTTGGTCTTGTTTCACCAACACTCTGTCCTTCTGCAATTCCATAAGGATTTGGATTAGGAACTGGATAAAATTTCTTATTTAATTTTTTAGTAGCTGGAATTTCAGTTACTTTACCAGTAACAGGATTCTTATATGTTATCGATGGGTAATTTAGATAATGTGTTAATATCTGTATTTCAATACAACCACATGGATTCGTTGGATCAACTATCCACTCTTCTTCTTGACTTTCAGTTGCACAACCTATACGCTCTTCATCTAACTGAATTGAATCAAGTGAAGTAATTTGTCCTACTCCAAAATTATCAATATATGGGGCTTCAACTAAATTCCAATAATAAAATTGACCATAATTTGGCGAATTAGGATTTGTTTCTAATTGTATATTAGAACGAGAAGTTATTCCACCAAATTGTATAGACCTTAGTATCAAATCTAAGGCATAAGGTCCTCTTAATTCTGCACGCTCTTGTTCGGATGCATTTGCGGGATATTCTAATTTATCACCATTGTTTATATTTTTGGTAGTTACCAAATCTTTTGCAATATAAATTATTCTCTTTCCGGCACATAATACATCGAAGAATATTTTCTTTCTTCTTTTTAAGAATGTTTTGAATACTGTTTCTGTTCCAGTAAAACATGGATCATTATCCAACGGAACTCTGTTT